AATAGACAGTGGATCATCTCATGCATGAGTGTCTCACTAATCTTTAGGTAGGTGTCGTTAGATACATCTACTTCAATGCGTGTAGGATCTGTATGAAAGTATCCAAGCACATCACCATTGGTATTGATGATACCGAACTGAACCTTGTGTGGTGCTGGCATTTTATAGCCATTGAATGGTGGCAACTTAACAAAGCATGCGTATAGTTTGCGCAAGTTTTGTCTAGTAAGAAGCATGTCTACTTGTTAAATATCTGTGTCAGTAAGAATACAATGATAAAACCAGCAGTGCCTAATAGGATCTGCTCTAGTCGCTTGAGTCGTGCATTGATAGATTCATATCTAAATGCACAGATCTCCTCGTGTGTGCTTAGTCTTGATTCTAATTCAGCCTGTGTAGGTTTAGACATTATCAGCCTGTTCTGGCGTATTGCCTTCGCTTACCCATTTAAGGTAGGCTTGGTAGTCTGTGTTAGCTGGGTCAAATGGTATATATGCACCATCAGAAATTTTGATAACTGCTTGATCTATAGTTTTATCTAATTTTTTACATTGTTTATACATTATAACTCCGCTGATAAAGAATATTTGTCTTGGAAGTTTGCTCCCCCTATTGACGCAGTGGCTGCTTTATAAACCATAACAGCTCTATTATCAACTACAGCAACTGTTCCAGCAGTTACTGCAAATCCATAGGCACTGACATTTGATACCCATGTTGCTGTAGGTGTAGCCCTCATTTCTACATTATATTGTGCAGTTACTCCATAAAGATTACTTGCTGTTACAGAAAAAACAATTCCTGGCTCTGCAAATTGATAATACCTTTGACAGTTAATAAACTCTTGACCATAAAGTCTGCGTTCAAATGGTGTTGCTGTTGAGCCTACTTCTAGTTGGACACCTGTGATGTAGAATGTAGCTCCGTTAGTGCCTACGACTGATACTGAACCTGTGGGTTGAACATAATTTGCAGAAGCCCAAGTATTAACTGTTCCTTGATATGTAGAACCAGAACCAAGACTAAATACTAAACCCATTGAACCAGCACTAGATGCACCTACCCAAGTTCCAGAAGTATCACCTGGAATAGTAATTGAAATTTGAGTCCAAGTATTTGCAGAAGAAACAGTATAGCTAAATGGATAAGACCTAGTATTTGCATAATTTTGCAAAGCACCACCAAAACTTCCTGTTAAAGAACTATATACCCAAAATGAAAGAGTAACAGTTTTAGCAGTAGATTTACCAAAATCTAAATCGTATGTATTAAATCCTTCCATATATTGATTTACTAAAAATCTTTCCGATGCACCTGGAGTATAAGCAGATGATGATGTAATACCAAAATAATTAGTAAATCCTGCAGGCGGAGTTACTGAACCTGCATTTTGCTGATATGTAAATTTAGAATTAACTACGCCATATACTTGCCATCTATCTACACCGTAAGGAGCTGTATTGGTTGCAGCACTTCCAGCAGCACCAGCATATCTTTGGTCAATAACCATAGCACCATTTATAATACGGTTACGTCCTATACCTGTTTCTTGTCCAGAGCCATCTGGGAATATTAATCCAGAACTACCACTAATTGTCATTGTCATTTAGAAAACTCCCAGTTAAAACCTTTGTAAAATTTATTCATTTCGCACCATTTCTTTATACTATGTCTATCTGAATTAACAGCTTTACCAGCTTCAGTTAATGAAGCGAATGTAAACTTGTTACCATCTTTATCTGTTGCTATTACAGCTTGAGAAGGTTTACCACCACCTTCAGGTCTTGGTCTACCATATAAAGGACTATCTTTTCCTTTTGGTTTTGGTATTCCACGCATTGGACTTGGTTTGCCATATCTAGGATTATCAGCACCACGTTTATACTTACCATAAGGTCTTTTAGAACCTCTTTGTGGATGTGGTTTACCCCACATAGGATGTTTGTCACCAGAACCTACACCAGCACCACCAGCATTTATATTAGCTAATTTAATGCCTAGTATTTTTAGCTGGTCTATTCTTTCTTCTTCAGCAAGATAAGCTAGTTCTTCGTCTACATCTTTTACTACAAACCTTACTGTAAATCCTTGTGCTTTGTTTACTACATTATGCCAATGCTTATTTCTATTTTTAGTGGTATAAGCACGATTAGCTTTACCTTTGCCTACATAAAAGATGGCATTGGTATCGTTACGGATGTGTTCATATACATAAAACATAATGTTATTATACTATGCTAACTGCTCCTCTGTTGGTTTAGGTAGTGTTGGGTGTTCCCATTTAGCTATGTAGTCACCTTTACCATCACTATCGTTTTGTAATCTTATAACAGTCATAAAATCTTTATCTTCTAACTGTGGGTATAGTGATTTGATTTTTTCGTATAAAGTCATTATGAAGTCCTTACCAATGAACCACTCATTGTAATAAATGCAGAACCGCCATTAGTTGAATAAGTTGTGCCTGTGCTTTGTGCGGTATATAACTCAACATAATCAGTAGAGCCATTTAAAAATATTACTGAAGAAGCTGATGCGCCTGAAAAAGCACCACTAACTACTGCACATAATCCACTTGTAAATTCTGAGCCGTTTTTGTATATTTTTGCTTGGCAACTTCCGTTTGCTGGAGCAGAGCCATACCAAACATTTGAATTTATTTGGTAATAACCAGCTACAGTAGGAGTAAATCTATAGTTTGTAGTACTATCAAAAGCACTTGCGGTATCAAATATTTCTGTGTTTAACTGAATTTTTACTGCCGTATTATTAGCAATAGATTGATTTGCAGAAGCATAAACAAAAAACGCTGGTCCATTGCCAACTACGCCAGCAGCAAGCATTGTTTGCGTAACGGTTCCTGCTGTGTTTGTAATTACTGTCCCTGTTGTCGCTGGCAAAGTTAATGTTGTTGTTCCTGCTACTGCTGGTGCTGCAAGTGTTACTGTGCCAGAGGTATCCCCAGCTATGATTACTGATGACAAAATGTTTCTCCTTCAAATTTGTTATTTTTCATAATATTTAGTTTTCCTTCTATAACTTGTAAGTTGTTTAGAACATGAAGTCCAGAAACAGTTTTGCCTTTTAATGGAATAATATGGTCAACGTGCCAATCAAATCCAAATAGTTTAGTTCTTAATACTGCTAGTTCATGTGCTTCTTTAATTAACCATAAATCATCTTTAGTAGTCCACTTAGGAGTTCTATTTAATTTATCTGCACGTCTTTTATTATTGGCAGCATTTACTCTTGCAGAATTATTTATCCTAGATTTCTTAGCAGTCTTAGCTACTTTTTCTGGATTAGCACGTTTCCATTCTAATCCTTTTTGATACAGAACTTCTTTATTAGCCTTACGCCATGCTTTTCGTTTAGCTAGTTTTTCTTCTGTAGTATAACGAGGACATTTAATTCCTTTATTATGTGCCACTTGTCCTTTTACAAACCTAGTAGCTTTACCACCTTCAGTAAGGTTAAGATTTATTTTAGCTTGGGTTTCAGGCGTATGTTTTTTACCAGTATTTTTAGCACTGATTTTAGCCTTCACTTCTTCGCTTACAGGAATACCTTTATTCCAAGGCATTTGTCCTTTAACAAACTTAGCCACCTAATTGCTCCTCTGTTGGTTTAGCTAGTGTAGGATGTTCCCATTTAACTATGTAATCTCCACGACCATCAGAGTCGTTTTGTAAACGAATAACAGTAAAAAAATCATTGTCAGTTAAATCTGGGTATAGTTGTTTAATTTTTTCGTATAAAGTCATTATGCGCTCCTAATCATTGCACCATTAAAATAACTACTTGCTGTTCCATTTACATTCAAAGCTTGACCAACACTTACTGAAGCATAAATTTCTACATAATCAGTAGAACCATTTAAATACACTAAACTTGTTCCATAAGCACCCGATAAATTTGAATTATTAGAAGTAACAAGAAATTTATATAAAGAGCCGTTTTTGTATAAAAATAAACTAATAACACAAGCAGTAGCATTTACTTGTATTCCACCAGTTACTTGATAATATCCAGTTACAGTTGGTGTAAAACGACTAGACGCAAAATTTGAGTTAGTATCAAATTCTTCAGTATCAAAAGTAATTTTAGTGGTTGTTGATGTTGATAATGTTTGAGCAGAACCTTGATAAGCACTAAACGCTGGAGAGCCTACTTGTGTTGTAATACCAGTAGATGATATTGTAGCAATCGTTGTGCCACCAGATTTTAATTGCAATATACCTGTGTTATCAGCAGTCGTTATGACTCCCCCTGCTCCACTTGTGCTTGCGTCAATTGATGATGCCATTTATTTCCCCTTATAAGACTACCCAGCGAGCACCGCTAGGAACTGTGACTGTTGCGCCAGAAGCGACTGTAATTGGGCCAACTGATAATCCATTGGTGCTTGTTGTTAATGTGTAGTTAGCGCTGATTGTTAATGTGTTCTCATAGATTGCACCACCAGCAGATGCGCCTCCACCGATAGATCCCCATGCTGTGCCATTGTATCCTTCAAAGCTAGTTGTGCTAGTATTGTAACGCATGTTACCAGATGTTGGTGATCCTGGTCTTTGTGCTGTTGTTCCAACTGGTAGATCAAAGTATCCTGTTGATGAGTTAGCTTGATCTGATACAGCAGCCGGTGTGACTGCGGTAGGAGTTTGGAATGTAGGTAATGCAGACGCACCATTAGATGTTAATACTTGTCCTGTTGTTCCTACTGAAGCTAGTGATTGATGCGCTCCTGTAGAGGTTGTACCACCACATTGAACAGCATAAGCTGTAGCTGTAGCATTACCAGTACCACCTTTTGCTACAGGGACAGTATTTTCTGTAGCTACAGTGCCTAAGCCTAAGTTTGTTCTTGCTGTGGTATTACTAGCTAGATCAGATAAGTTATTAGCAGCAGCTAAGAATCCAGAGCCAGATACATAGGCAGCTACCCATGCTGATCCAGTGTATAAACGCATCTCTACAGCAACTGTATTGTAATATAAAGCACCAGCAAGTAGCGCATTGCCATCATTGTCTACTGTTGGATTAGATGATTTAGCACCTAGATATCTATCATCAAATGAATCATATGCAGCTAGTGTTGCATCACGTGCAGCCTCAGCAGCAGTTTGTGCAGTAGCAGCATTACTTGCAGATGTTGCTGCATTAGTAGCAGAAGTTGATGCATTAGATGCTTGAGTCGTTGCAGTTGAAGCTGAACCAGAAGCAGCAGTGGCACTTGTAGAAGCAGCAGAAGCTGATGTGCTTGCATTAGAAGCTGATGTAGAAGCATTGCTTGCACTTGTTGAAGCAGCTGATGCTGAACTTGCAGCGTTAGTAGCAGATGTGTTTGCGTTACTTGCTTGTGTAGTCGCTGTAGATGCAGAGCTAGTGGCTGATGATGCAGAGCTAGAAGCAGAAGATGCGCTTGATGCAGCATTGGTAGCACTAGTAGATGCGTTAGAAGCCTGTGTTGTAGCAGTCGATGCACTAGTAGAAGCATTACTTGCTGATGTAGATGCAGCACTTGCAGAAGAAGCAGCGTTAGTAGCGCTTGTTGAAGCAGCGCTTGCACTAGAAGCAGCATTCGTTGCAGATGTTGTAGCAGAAGCAGCGTCTACAAGAAGTGACCATTTAGCTACGTCAGCATTACTTGATATAGGTTGTGCGCCTGTAGATGTATGTGCAGTTAAGCAGATATAGATGTTATTGTTAGATGTGTCTTTAATAATGTCATAAACAATATATGCTGTAGATGCAGCCCAATTACCTCTATATGTTCCTACTGCATTGTTTACTGTAGGATTACCATCAGCATCGAATGATAGGAATTTGTTAGCACGTGTAGTATTGAATGGTAACGTCATGTTAATAGACGTTGGATCTGTTACAGGCGCTTTAAGTCCACGCTCTGCTGTTTCAGCAATTTGTTGAATAAAGATTGTTTCTGAATCTAATTCTGTATTAAGTGTGTTAGCAAAGAAGTCACCACCAGTTACGAAATCTGTTGATCTTTGAATAGATCTTGCACCTACAATAGTAATACGATCAGTGCCTGTAGCAGCTGATACTAATGTGACTGATCCTTGACCAGTAGTTCCGCTAATAGTTACAGTGTAGTCTGTCGTTAAAGTAAGAAGTGTAGTATTTTTATATACTGCGATATCTGTATTTATTAATACAGGGAATGTAAAGGCATAAGGGCCTACACCAGCAGATCCTGTGTATACTACTCGTCTTGCTACGTTCGTTATTGCATAATCAGCCATGATTTTTCCTTTGCCTTATTTTAACTATATTCTTGTTTTTGTCTATACCATTTTTGCTATTGTGTCAATAAAGTTTCACTAGATATCTCTGGCGCACGATCTGGTGATTCTTGTCCAGGCCTCCACCAATAATGCTGACCAGTTTCTTTAAGGTATTTAGTCTGCATACTATTAAGTCTTTGTTGATATTTAGGATCAATATACAAATGTAATCTTTCAAACATCTGACGTTGCCATAACAATTTCATATACCATAATGTTTTTCCTGGCATATATGTTTCTAACATTCTTAAAGTTTCACCAGCAAAGTTAGTATCTTTGCCTTGTATCAGTTGTTGCACATTTCCATAAGTAAGATTCTTAATTGAGTTAGCCATGTTAATTACTGGGCCAGCAATAGTATCTTCTAGTCCACCACCATAACGATTAACATTACTAAATAAGAAATCACCCCAGATACCCATGCCGCCACCAAGTAAGAATGATGCGCCCCAAAACTCTTTGGTATCCATTGGTCTTGGATCACGTCCATTAGCTATCTCTTTAAGTTGCATTGATAATGCAGCCATAGCAGTTGTAGCAATAGCCAAGTCAGCTAATGATCCAGCTTTCTTAGCTAGTGTTGCTTCTGACATTGACTTCCATAAATGTGTGTATGCTACTTGAACAGAGAAGTTTTTAAACATAGAAAAACTTCTTACAATCTCACCAGGAAGTGTTCCAGCTTTAGTTCCTCCAGTAAGTGTAGCCTTAGCCCTTAAACCAACTGTAGGCACTGCATAGTCTACTTCTGTATTTACCATATCTAAGAATCGTAATGCTAACTCTTGTGCTTGGTCTTTAGGCATATGAGTAGCTAAACGTATTTCTTCTGGCCTTAAGAATGTAGCGCCCTTATAGTTATATAATTCTGATTGGCGTATAAGATCCCATGATGCATTGTCAAATCCATATCTAGTTAATGCTTTTTGCATTCTAGGATCAAGAGTATCAAATGACTTGCTTACTAAATCACCAAGATTACCCATAAGCTCCATACCAAATGCATGACGTCCAGCTTGTGTCCATGCAGTAAGGCCAGATGCTCTCATTACTACATCAGAAAATCTTTGTGTAATTTGTGGGCCTGTCATCTCACCAGCAAACCTTGCTTGTGTCTGTGCTAATCCAATCCATGACTCAGCAATAAGTCCAGATCTTAATGCAATTTTTCCACGTTCTTCTACATTCAATGGATTAAGGTTTTTAAATACACGTTTAAATAATGGTCCAAATGCTATGCCTAATTGAGTAGCAGTATGCTTTTGGAATCCTAAGTCTGTTAAAGATGTAATAGCTGTGCTTCCAAGGAATGCAGAATTAACTATGTTACGTGTTCCTTGTAGAGTTCTTGGAACCCAATGATCTGCTGATGCATAAGATGATCCGTTGTATAAATCAAACAACTCATCCATGTTATTAAGATTTTCTTCTGCACGCGTTACAATGCTTTGATCTTGTAATTTAAGCTTTAATTCTTGAGCATCTTTCATTACACTTTGTCTAATAAAATTCATAGTGGCATGTGGATTTGGTCCAAGCACTTGCATCATAGCTATGTCATGTGACATTCTGTGTAGGTATTGATTCATAGATGCAAAAGTATCTGGGTTTCCAAATGACTCTTGATACTTCATCCAATCATCAGCATTCTTAAATAATAAGAATCTATGATCCATATAGCGTTTAGCTAATGATCTATGGCCTGTATATAAAGCACCAGTTGGCTTCATCTTGTTATAGCCATCTTCACCAATCGTCTTAAATACTTCGTTAAGTGCTAGATCTAATTCTTGTGGAGTAAATGATTTTCCTGTGCGCTCATTAATCATCTTTGAATGATCTAACAATGGCGTTACAAATTTAACCCATGCTTCTTGGCCAGCTTTCATTACAGCTACCATGTTATGAGATTGTGGTAATCTCCATGTATCTAATTTAGGAATAGCACCACCAGCTTCGTTATACATTTGACGAGCCATCTCTCCTACCTTAGACCATGACTCTGCCATTTCTTTAGCAGCACTATTGCCTGTATTAGTTCCCCATAGTTCACGCACAACATCATGCAATGTATTTACATTGGAATGCCAGCCTAATCCTCTTGCTCTGAACGTAGCTAATACATCTGATATTTGAGATTGGAATTGACCAAAGATAGATGCTTGTCTAGCTTCTACATTGCTATATGTTGAGAATGGATCACCTTTAGCTATAAGTGCTTTAGCACCAGCGCCTGGATCTTTACCGCCACGATAACCTTCTTGGCCAAATAGCTTTTTAGATATGTCTTGTTGAGTTGATTTTTGTAATAGCAATACACGTTTCTTGTGTAATCTATCATAGTCAAGTATTTCAATAGTTTCTTGTGCTGCTTTAGCTTCTGCTGCACTGTCACCCATATTATTCTTGTGCAAAGCTTCGCGCTGTTCAAATACATCTTGAGCAGCTTTAGCTTGTTCTGGTGTTAAGTCACCATCTTTAAGACCATTAACAATACAATCTTTAAATGCCATTAAATACAGCCTTTCAATCTATTGATAGCTTTTTCGTCTTGAGCAATATCATCCATGATTTCTTTCATGGTAAGTGTTTTAGAAAATGGCATGCCTGTATTTGGATCAATATCATCTACATGAATAACAGCATTATTCATTTCCGGTGCCATTTGTATTTCTTCTTTTGTTGCAGTATCTAAAGTTTTAGTTTGCTCTACTTCACCTTTAGATCCAATGCCTTCATCAAATAAACTTAACTCTTTCTTTACATCTGGGCTGAGCGTATTTGCTTCCTTCTCAATTGCGTCAAAGCTGCTAAGTCCGCCATTTGGAACCCTTTCGTAACTGCCGTCTTCAATTGATCGCTTGACATCATCTGCGAACTGGCGGGCGTATCCTTGTAAACCTTTGCCTCCGCCTTCTTTAAATTCTCTTGCGATGCGAGTAAGGGATTCTGATATGGATCCTTGGATATTGGCGTTTGCCCTTGTGATTTCGATTGCTTTGGCATATATTTCCTCATTGGTTGCGTTGTTATTTCTATTTAAGATATTGCCAGATTCCTCAATCTTATTTGCATTCTCCATAAGATTCTTGAATACTAGCTTATCTGTCTTGAATAGTGATGTTCCAGCGTCTAATATTTTAGCACGTTCTAATAGTAAGCTTTCAGAGATAACTTCATCGCCAAATAGACTTTCCTGTGTAGACTTAACAAATCCAGTATCTTTCATTTGACGGACTATCTGTTCTGCTTGTCTTGTATTAGACGGATCTAATCGCTTAAGCATCTCAATAGCAGCAATCTGTTCTGTAGGATCTGTCATTACATTTCCAACAATAGCACCATAATGTTCTGGTATTATTTGGTTGGTAATCAATCTAAATGCATCGTCAGATAGTCTAATAAGGCCATTAGCTTGACGAACTAATGATGATGTTGGTGGCAACTTATCTAACAATGCTGGATCAATTTTAAGAACTTTAGCAGCATCTATAGCTGTTCCTGTTCCTTCTCTTATATTCTTCATAGCAGCTATAACTCTAGCTTCTTCTATAGATACCCCATCCATCTCTCTTAATGGAAATGCAATAAAGTCAATCTTTTGTGCTGGATCTGATTCTGTAATACGTTTAGCTAATGCTAATCTTTGATGCCCATCTACAATAAATGTTTCACCATTAGCTTTTTCATACACAATGCCTGTATTAGCACTAATAGGATCCCATTGAGTTACACCTTGTAATCTATCAGTAACACCTTCTGCATTACCACCAGCTTTAAATTGAAATGTTTCCGCATCTACTTTAATATCTTTAGGATTATAGAATTTAACATTTGGATTGGCGCGATCAAAATGATTAATATCTGTAATAGGATTCATTGTTGGTGTTTCTTTTGGAAGCTTATCAAAGTTTCCTGTAGCCAAAGCATCATTGACTTGATTAAGTCGTTTGTTATGTTCAATATCTCCAGCATCATCTGCAATAGGATTATATTCATTAACAAATTTATCAATGCTATCTTGTGTTTTAATAGCATTAATGTCTTTCATAGCCTCTGCTTTAGCTGCTGGATCACCACCAAATTTCTTAGTATATACATCTTGAAGTTTTTCAACTCCTTCAAGCATTGAATCTTTAGTCCAGCGATATCCTTTTTTATATGGAACTTTAAATGCACCTTCAAATGCACCAGTCAATGCAATTGTTCCAATAGCAACATCTTTCTCATGTTGTAAAAATTCTTTAAATCCATATTCTTGTCCAGTTACTTTTTCTTGCCAGTCTTTAATATCTGGATATTTAGCTGCTTCAACCCCAGTATTAACAATTGTATTTTGAAACATTCTATTAACTATAGGCCATATAACAGCTGGGCCTTTAACTTCTGGAACTGCCAATGAAAATGTATCCATTGTGGACCAATTACCACCAATATCACCTATAAACTCACCAACGCCACCAAAGAATGTTTGTCTTGCTCCAACTTCTTTTTGATCTTCTATCTTCTTTTTAGATCCTTCAATAGCTTTACCCTCAAGGATGTCATAACTTAACCCTTGAAACTCTGGTTCTGGAAAAAGACTTGGATTTTGTTTTATATAGTCAAGTGTATTATTGACGTATTTAGGATAATCTCTGTCTGCCCATGCATATTGATTACGTGAATCAGCACCAAACATATTGACTCTATCTAATGATGATACATTAGATCTATCAATAACTTTTTGTCTAATAGGAGCAAATATGTCATCAAATGCTATAGTTCTTGATGCGCTTCCTTTTGTAAATGATTCTTGTGCATCATAAGCAGCTTGCATATTTTCCAGAAAACCAGTATCTTCACCACCTAGAACTGGTGTATTTGACTTATACGGCTGTATATTAATGTCTGAATAGATAATGCTCATTAAATACGTTTCTCGCTTCTAAGCTTCTTATATAGAACATCTACGTTAATATATAAAGGTGATCCATCTTTAAGCAAGAATGGTCTATCATCAATAGTAAGCATAAAGTTATCTCTGCCAGCCGGAACTAACTTAGCATCTTTGATCTTATCAGATGAGAATTCTTTGCCATTTGTTGCAATAAGTTGGTTAGTATTTGCACGTTGCGCAAAATTGTCAGATGAAAATCTAAAGTCATTAATAGTGGCTTTGTTCATAATATCTTCAAAGTCATCTTGTGGTATTGAATTTGGAATAATAACTTTTGATTTGTTATACTTAATAACACCACCATAATACTTACCATTAGCACCCACAGATCTTCCAGATGCTTCTTGTAACTTTTCGCTATATATTGCACCATCAAATGAAGTTAATCCTTTACGCATAGCTTCTTCTGCATACAACGTATCTGCTGTTTTAACTACTGCATTATAACTTTGTGGAGCTGCATATAATGAATCACCAATGCTATCTTTAATAGAAGCTTGTTTCATAGTTGCTTCTTCTACTGGTTTAAATCCAGACTTAACAATATCTTGGCCTTTGGCTAGTCTGCGAATAATGTCATCATTAGATTGATTAGCATAAAGAACTCCCATATGAGCCATAACAGGATCTTTAGGTGCTAACTGTTCAAATACCCTAAGAGAATCATTACCAAATGATTTGGCAATGCGTCCTGTGATTGCAATTCTTTCATCTGGCTTTGCATTGTCTAATGACATCTTTAATGATTCAACTTCACCTTCATCTAAAAATGATGGCTTAACATTATTCATTGCGCCAAATTGTTTAGTAAGTTTAATTCTATTATCTACTTGTCCTTGAAATACATCATCTGGTGCAGCAAAGTTTAAAGATGTAGCTCTAAATGCATTCTGAGTTTTCATTGTAGATACAAAGTCTTTTTTAATGTTTTCATTAAATTTTTCATTAGACTTCTTAATAAATGAATATACTTGCCAATTTTCAGCGGTCATATTAGGGCCAATCTTAGCAAGCACAGAATCTTCATATACTTGTCTATCACCCATGCTCATACCATTAAGTTTGTTGAATTGATCTAGCTTAAGATTAAATGCACTTGCTGATGCTTTTGTAGCGCTGTCTGGCTTTAATGATGAACTATTATTGATAAGCCATTGAGATAATGTTGCATCTGGCTGGTATCCATTTGTAAGCATATCATTAGCTGCACTTAACTTAGATGCATATTGACGATCAAATTCTTCTGATCCGGCATTTTTAATGCGCAATTCTTTTAATACAAACTGTCTAAGATCATCTTGCTCATCAGCAGTTTTATCTTTCCAAAATGCTGTCCATTTGCCAGCCTTACCTTTTTCTAACGACTGCATAGCAGCGCCTTCATTTCCAAAAGTATTAGCCATATCTTCTGCAAACTTATTATTAATTGAATAGTCTAATTGTTTGCGTAATTGGTTATTGTATGCTTCTCTGTGAGATCCTTGTTTGAATGTAGTATCTCCATCTTGAAGTCTTGTGTCTAATAATCCTTTTATTACAATCGGATCATATTGATTAGCAAGATCACTCTCAAACATTTTAGTTTGGATCTTCATTGTATCAGCAGCCATTAAATCTATACGTTCTCTAGCTTTTTTATCAAGCTCATTTAAAGCGCTTTTATAGTATGTGTTAGCATATGACTTTAATTTAGCATCATAAGATAACCCAGTTTCTACATCTATCTGGCTTAATACATCACGCTGTGGTTGAATTACTGAATTAAGTGCTTGCTTAATATCATCTGGATTAGTTAGTTCACCATCTTTAACTCGCTTATCTACATCTTCAAAATGAGTATAAGCAATGTTAGTAAACTCTGCTGATGCTTGTTGAGCATAAACTTTCTTGAGCGTTTCATTAAATATTGTGCCGCCTTTTAAATCTTTAGCAATTGGATTACTATTGTTCTTTTGGGCATCAATAAGTTGTTCTTGAGTAACAGGATTATCAAGACTATATTTAGCCGCTGCTTCTACTGCATATTTTTTACCAATGTCAGTAGTAATATTAGTCATAGTATCTAATGCAGCACCAATACGTCTATTAGAGTTAAGTTGCTCCTGTAGATCTACTGGCTGAATATTAGGCATATCAGCATAGACTAAATTTGCTCTTTGATAACGTGGGCTGTCTGCCATAACTATTCCTTAAACTGTTTTTAAACTGCTATATAAATAAGCTGCTTTACCTACGCTAGTAAAGAAGTCTGCATAAGATCCAGACACAGCCTTGTCTGATGCTGTTGTTAGCATGCTGTCTTGTATTTGACCATATGCTGATGATGTTGCTATATTTTGCTGAATAGTTTCCATATCTTGACCAGCATATTTTGTATTAATATCCATAAGCAATGCACTTGATCCTTCAAAGCTTTTGACGCCTCCAGCATAGCCACGTGCTGCTGCTGATGCATTAGACTGGTTTAACCTTCTTAACACATCATTACCTTGCCTTGTAAGATTAAGTCTGTCATTTTGAATTTTTGCTTGTAATTGCAATTGCTGTAACTTATACATGCTTGCTTGTGTTTGACCAGCATTTAAAGAGTTAATGCCACTAAGCACTTGAGTTGCTGGAGATATAACATCCATAAATGGTTTAATAGTATTAAAAGCACTACTAATGCTACCAAAGAATGATGGTGTTGATGATACCAATAATGATGGCACAAAACTTGTTGCTGCCATAGGAGCAGCTGCTGCTGTCCCAGCCCAAAAAGCTGTAGATCCAAATGCGGTAGTTGCCGCTGATGCTGCTGCTGTTTCTGCTAATATTGGTGCTGCTGGTAATAAGAAACTCATACTATGTCCCCTGGTGAACTGCTACTTTATATTCCATACCTAATAAGGTAAACTTTAATGGTGCGCTCTGAGTGATAGTAATTTTAGCTTCATTACTATACCCTAGAATTCCGTGCAATACTTTAGTCCCTGTAAATTCTGGAACATCTGCATCTAATGTTAATGGTGTATCAAATGATCTAAATGGGACTTCAATGCCATTTACTACCATATTCTGTGTTTCTAATACCAATGCATTAACTTCAACAATACGTTTTTTAAAGCCTAAACGTGTTCCAGTTTGAATTTTTAAATCTATAGGCATTGTAGTAGCTTGAACTGTAATTGGCAATCCTACTTCATAAGAAATTGTAGATGATCTAGGAAATGTTACTGTTCCACCGGCTGCTACTGTTTGGTTAGCTTGCACAATACCATCAAGAATAACATTAACTTCTTTACCAACTAAATGGCTCATAGATACTGATGCTGCTGCACCACCAGTTTTAGCACTATCTGTTAATAATCCTTGCTCTACTTTTTCTACATAATATTGGTCTGTGCCAGATATAGTTCTTTTAATAACAGCATAAATTGTAGTAAGATCTATACCAATATCAATAAATGATCCTTCTGATGTTACAAGTTCTGATGGAGCTATAACATTTTGTGATCTCATTAATGAGTATGATGCTAATGTCCCATCACTTCCATTTACAATAAGAAGTAAATCATTTTCATCTGTATTTACTGCACGTCTTAATGCCATGCGTTTAGGTGTTTTTAATAGATGGCCAGATAATAGAGATATCTTTGATGTAACATAAGTAAGCTGTGTATCAGAATATGCAATTTCAGATAATGACTTACCTTGTCTTTGCACAAATATAACACCACCTTCAAGTTGTTGCACTCGTATGCCAGGTTTACTTCCATTACGGCTAGTAGACTGCACAAAGAATGATAATGGAGTAATAGGTTCTAGACCATTTTGTGGCACATAGAACTCACCACCAGTTGTAAAGATAGTAAGATCTCGTCCAGAAATAATATCTGTAATGGCATTGAACGTATTAGTATCTAACGTAGCTTCTAAAGCATCGTCATCTAGCCCTTCTGTTGGTTCAAATTGGAAAAATAACCCTACAACAGATCCCCATATAGTAGATGGCCTTGACTTAGATCCTCCAAAATATAAACGACCTTGATGGAAAGATACTGTTCTTGGCCATCCTTTTGTTGATGACCAAACACTTTCATATCCAGATTCAATTTCCCAATTTCCAGTAGCAACAGCGGTAGTATCAAAGAATGGAAATTCTGTTACTACATTAACTTCTGTGCCAGATAAATATTGGATTATTTTTGCACGACCTTGTGGCGTAATATTAATATATTGACCTACTGATGCAGCAGAAAATGGAGTTCCAGTAGATGCTGTAACTTTAATTTTTCCAGATATGGCTGATGGTGTTAATGTTCCAGCTGGATTACTATATGCTAATGTAAATGCATATTTAGGAATACTATCAAAAGTTAATGCTGATGCAGTCCACAATGAATCAGATGCGCCACGAACAATCTTAACTGGATTAATATCTTCATGCGTAATTATTAATGTATCAGCAGATTGAGTCCAACACATTTCATTTAATTTAGCTGATGTTAAACTAACGCCAGATGTAGATAGATATGAATTTCCTGTGCCATTAATATTGGTAATTAATGCACCATTTTTATATATATATGCACGATTATGCGTAAAGCAAAGCATATAACTATCTGATGTTGAAAATTCAAATGCAACTAGACGAACACCATTAGCAGCAGAATCTGTGCTAGTGTTTGGAAGTGAGTTAATATAGCGAGTGCCAGATCTACGTGTGATTCCACCTTGTGGCTGACAGAATACATTTTGAGCTGTTTCTAATGCATTCTCGTAAGACTTTAAATCAATACGCGCTCTTAATAGTGGATCTAGTTCGCCTGTAGTGAAGTTTGTTTGGACTGTAACAAAACGAGCCATTAATACCTCACATTAATCAATGAGAAGTCTTGTATAGCATTTATGGGTTGTCCTTGGCCATCAATATTCATAGCTTGACGCATATAACCACCACGTCCATTTTCGCCTGGTGATCCTATAGCTACACCTTGCCAATATTGAGCTTTATCTACTTGGTCTGTAATAGGCACACATATATGCCATGCCAATAGATATTTAAGTAATTGAATGAAATATACAGGCATATTAGGCTCTGTAACAGAGTATTGATAATCTACCCATACTTCTTCGTAATTAGTTAGAATCTTATCACCCATGATTCTATAATCATTTCTTGGATGAGATCCTACTTCATTAGCATCATAGACTGCTCTTGGTGAGCCTAATCTATCTGATGGTAATTGATATTCGTATGTATATTCGGTAACCGGTGTAGTGACCAGTCTAGCACATTGAACTTTTTTAAATGAGAATGACCATGGATAAATCATTAATGCTTGATCTCTTATATCGTAATATAAACGATCGCAAGTAGATGACTCATCAGTGCCTTCTGTGAATGAAGAAATAGGCTTTGCGCCTAATAATATTAGTGCATCAGAACAAACTGATAATGCTGAATCTCCAGCTGCCATACTCTATCTCCAGATGTGAGAATAAGGTGAGTGCCAAAACACCCACCTTACCCAAGTTACTTACTACGATACAGTTTTTTAGTCTGTATTTGTTACTGTTAATGCTGTTGTATCAGATACATCTACAACTCCAGCAGCTGAAACAGACATTACAACGTGCTGACCAGCTGTTGAAACTGAACCAGAAGAAGTAGTTACGCGCCAAATAATGTCGCCTACCTTTACTAGTGAAGCTACTGTATTGAAATAACCTGATGTATCAACTGTTGCAGCAGAATCAGTAGTGGTATAACTCCAAACTTGTGGAGCATTACCAGCTTTTGATTGTCCGCCAATAGGTTGAAACGCTGTGCTTGAAAATGCCATAATATTTTCTCCTTAGATTAAGTTTCACGGCAAGTGAGTTGAACGATACCCTCAGCATCAATTGTTGTTGCTGTAGCAGAGAAAATTGCATTCACAAGGAATGATGTTTTTTCTGGAACATAATTGATTTCTGTGCGAGGAGCTATGCCTTCTGCGTAACCAACAGCATCTTTATGGAACGCGAACATTGTTCTGTCTAAAGAGCCATCAATTGCTAAACCACCTTCTGAACGATCACCCAATACATGGAATGTGAAACCTAAGAATGTATTGATTTCGCCAGCTACAAGTGCTTTAACTGTATTAAAGTCAGAAGAAGTTACTGCTGTTTCTGAAAGTAATGAAGCCAAGCCATTGCCATGTAAAACAATATGGCGATCCATTGGTGGAACATTGTTTTTGTCTAATAGACGTTTAGCTTCACGTAGTTTAGCTACGTTAAGGTTAGAGTCTGTAGTGCCAATGTCGTTAGACACTGTTAATGATGTTGATGAAGCAGCAAGTGCATCAAGAATCATTTGGTCTTGACGTCTACCAATAGCGTTAGCTACTAATTGCACTAACTCTTGTCTTTCGTCAAAGTTTACTTTTTGTTGCATAAAAATGTCAGAATATTCTGCTGCATTCCAATCTGCAAGCGTAGCAGTTACTTGTGACCATGTTGCATTTAATGGTGTTACGTCTGTTTGTGGGATTCTTAAAGTAGCAACACCTTTGCCTACTTTAGGAAATTTTACTACTGAGCCTTCAACACCGCGTCTTTGTCTAACAGCACCAACTAATTCTGCCTTACCTTGGTAAGCCTGTTTAACTTCGGCATCAAAGAGCGTTACAAAAGCATTAGATAATCCAATAGCCATGTTATTCTCCTAGAATTGATAAAAATAAAGTTTATCGCTTTGGTTAGCCAGATAAAGCCTGGGCCAGTGCTTGCTATTTACGATAGCCAAACGACAAGACAACTTGTGTGAAGGGTTGCGAATGCAATGAGCCTTGAGCAGTTTTTAACAGATTTTTAAGTGTTTGGCAAGTGTTTTATGCAAAAAAAAGCCCACAATTAAGTGGGCCTAGTTTATTACATAGATTAACTTCCAAAGGAAGATTGAAACATTTTCTCTACTTTAGCCCTGTAAGCTGGGTCTGTTTTGTATTTTGGATCTCCTACCATAGCATATAACTCTGTTTTAGATGGCGCTCCATCTGCTGGTGCGCTTTCTGTTGGAACTCTACCTTCATAAGCAGCTCTAATCTTTTCTAAAGCAGATATCCCTTTAGCAGTTCCACCCATAACTTTAAATTCTTCAAAGTCATCTTTACCCCATACGCCTTTATGAACAAGGCTAGTTCCCCATTGAACAACGCTTTTAATACGAGCATCTGCATTAGGCCCTAGTGATTTACGTTCTTGCTCTAAGTTTACTGTTGCTGTTTGAGATGAGTTGGCATTCATTTCAACTACCTTTGAAACTAAAGCATCTAAAGCTACTTGACTTACGCCATACTCTTTAGCCCATGATACTACATGGCTTTTGACTGGATCTGTATCTGGAGTTCCTCCAAATGCAGCCAAATCATAGTTTCCATCTGCTGGAGCTTTATGTTTGCCTTGTGAAATTTGCTTACGAAGATCTGTCCACGATTTTGCAATCGCTTCTAAATCTGGTTCTGCATCATCTTTTTTCCAGAAATTTTCTGGCCACCAATCTGGTCTTTCTAATGGGCCATCATCTTCTGGTTTATCAAGATGTGATATGTCTGTTTTTGTTGAGTCTGCTTCTGCCGCTGGTTCTACATTTACATTATCGAGTAGGCCAGTGTCTTGAGAAGATTCCTCAGAGCTACTAGGCTCGATTACGTCGTCTGTCATTTTATTTTCCTTGCGCGAATTAACCTTGCTTCTAAATCTCTGACTATACTATTCTGACCTTCTCGGTAGTAAGCATAACTAGAATCGCTACCAGGCAAGGCAACTGGTTGCTCTAAAACAGATTGGCGTAACCAATCCATCAATTTATTTCCATCTTCATCACCTAATACACGTAATGCTAGTCTGTCTAGATCTTCTCTAGCTTGACTAACATCTCTAACATCAAGCGGTAATGCTTGTTCTAAATCTTCCCATCCAGCCATTACATACCACCTTGCTGTTTCATAGCACCTTTAACCATCTCTGGCACTGCTTCTGGTGCTGCTTGAGCTGCCATAGCAGCCATTTGCATTTGTTGTTGTTGAATAAGCATACGTTCTTCTGCTGTATTTAGAATGCGTTGTGGCACTCCAAGCTTATCTGCTATAAACTCCATCATAGCATCAATCTTAATAATTGACTGAGCTTGTGGTCCAGCACCTTGAACTATTTGTGCATACTGCAATACATTCTGCACTTCTTCCATAGCTTGAGCTTGTGCTAATGGTGCTACTGCTGATACTTTAATTTCAAGACCATTAACTTTAAGTGGTAAGTTAATCATGCCACGATCATCCATAACACCTAATATTTTGGTAACTAATGGAATCATTGTTTCATTGATTAAACGACCAAATGCTGATCCTAGATTTTGTGATAATTCTTTCATGCGCTCTACAACTTCTGTAGCTGATCGAGCTGACATGTTATCTGGTGGTAATGACTCATCAAGCAAAATACGTTTAATGCTCATACGTAAGTCATTCATAATGATTTGAGATACGTTAAAGTCACCAGCACGTGGTAATGGCTTTAATGATTCGCCTTGTGGGCCACCATTACGTGCTACAGGAATAATAGCACCTGGAATAATTTTAACTGTATTAGGATTCAATACACCATCATCTGCTGCTGTATAAACACCAGCAATAGCTAATGAAGCATTTTTTAACACTAACTCTAATGTCTTATTAAGAGTTTTAATATCTGGCAATGCAGTAATTAATGGACCACGGCCATAAATTTCACCAGCTACTTTAGCGTAACGAGATACAATCCATGGACTTCTAGTCATACGTCTATAGACTAACTCTGTTTTAGATTCCTTATGAATAACGTGATAACAGAAATCACCACGTTTTTGATCTAAAATAGTAGCCTCAATAAAGTCTAAATCGTCTGTTGGCTTTTGATCTATTTTTCTTTGTAGATCTTCTGGGATATTTGCATCTGGCCATTGACGCATAATAGACTCGCCTTTAATGCGCATACGTCTATATACATTGTCTACTTGACCATTAGCACCTTCTTCAAATGATACTAAGAATTGTGGCACAGGAATAAAGTTAATTGGATTAATATCATCACCAGGTTGCACCATCATTACAGCAGTGCCTACTGATAGATCAAGTAAGAACTCACCAATAGCAATATCAAAGTTTGATTGCTTTAGTGCAGCAAACATTTTATCTGCATAAACATCTAATGATGCTTGAGCTTGTGCTTTACGTTCTTGTGGAATATCTGTGCCTGGCTCTAATCTGCACCATTTACGTTGTGGTGGGAATATGCCAGATTGCATACGATTAGCAAATCGTTGTGTAGAGTTAATAGCAGTAGCATCAAATACACGATTCATTTTCTTTTGGCCAGATGTTTTACCATCATAATAGCCGTCATAAAGATTACGTTGTGGTAACGCAAACTCATAACATTCTTCGTATAAAGATCTAAAATCTTCTTTTTTTGTTAGAGCTTTTTCATGTCTTTTT